CAATCTGTCGTCGTGTTTAACTGCGCCTTTTTCACGACACATACGACTCATCTGATAGAAGAGCATGTAGAGAAGTCGTTCTTCAGGAGCGGCTTGTTTGTTGGAGTTGTAGTCCCAATCAACAACAGAGCGATCCACAACAAGCCTATGCTGATTAAGAACGGGTTCCAACGAATCAATGATACGTTGTTCTTTACGGACTGTTGCTCTAACTTCTTCGACATCTATAGCTTGTTTTGTTTGAATAAGGTGTTTTTTAAATAGTTCAGCGACAATACCGTCACCGAAGTTAGTTTCAATTACGAGTTTAGTTACGTTGAACTTACGACAACCTTTTAGAATATCCAAAAGCGTTGTGTCAGAGTATCCGTCTCTATAAGCACGCATTTCGTGCAAGTACAGAAAACCATTTCGTTGGGAGATAAAAGCTGCTGCAGTTTCATCCGAGCCACGACCCGATGGATCAACAGAGCAGATTGTCTCTTGGTAGGAATCCCAATCTCCTTGAAGCTGCATTGGACTGTAGAAATAATCTCCAGGGAGTCCGACAGTGGGGAGTTCCTTGATAACATTTCTGGGGTCTGAGCACCAGACGATTGAGTCAGGAGCAGAGGTAGGGTTAACAGAGGTGACGATAAGATCAGCCATTTTAAGGGGGAACTTTTCAGAGTCACTGAGGCTTGTGTCAAGCATGAACTGAAGCATGAAGTTGCTTCGTCCCATTGCCGCTTCACGTTCAATAAGGTCTTCATCATTAAATCTATCGGGGTCAGTTACTTGCCATTTTTCAGCACCTTGATCAATATCTGCTTGTAAAGCAGGGGCTATCAGCCCTTCGTAATTAGCCAAGGAGCGCGGGAAACGTGCTGGCCATACAAATGGTCGGTAGTTACGTTCAGCGAGCTTCCTGTAGACCGTAAACACCGTCTGTGGCGTTCCTAGGTACATAATACGGCTGTCATCTTTCGGAGTAAGAATAGATTCAGCCTCTGTACAAAGTTGTAGAAGTTTCTCCCTCATCATCTCCGTCATTGAGTTGCCAGGTACCTCAATGTCGTCCAGAATCATTAAATCAGCACGACTACCGGTAAGCTGACCAGTAATACCGACTGATTTAACAGAAGGAGCTTGGTGAGGTGAACAAAGTACGTCAAAAGATATACGTGACCAACGGGAGTCATCAGATTTAGGGCGCAAATGCACCAACCAAGGTGTTTCAATTATCAGTTTCTGTAGGAAGATGGACATGTTGTCTGCACGTTCTTTAGATGCAGAAATGATCATGATTTTCTTTTCAGGATCTTTAAATAGGGTCCAAAGAACAAACGCCCCAGTAATCCAAGATTTACCGATTCCTCTGAAGGCTTGGATCTGTAGGCGTTTAGGACCGTGTTGTAAATAGTCTGCGATTGCGTATTGTGCGCGTGTCGGCGTAGGGAGTTCAAGCTGCACCCACAGTGCTTGTAGGAACAGCTTGAAGTCGTCTTGTAACGCCTCTAAGACGTTTGTCATGTATTCATTAGTGGATAGTTAGTTTAATGCTCGTACATCATTAATTAAATCGTCAAGGTCTTGCCATATTTTTCCAGTCGCTTTGTTTGGCACATAGTTATTGTCAACCTGATCTACCCACCATTCCATTAATTGTTCTGGTGTTTTAATTTGTCTCAATACCTTATTCCAACCTTCCTGATCTAATTCTGCAGCCAATCCTGACTTGTCTTTTTTTTTTAAAACCTTTTGATGCAGCTCATTGTGGGGTGTCTTTAGTTGAAATGCATTATTTGAACTTCGGTCGCCAGGTGCTACTCCACGTTTCTCTGCATATTCAAACATATTTACAACATCATCCATATGTGCTTTACCTTGAGCTACAAACTGTTCCATTTTTCTAAATGCAGAAGCCGTTCCACCTTTTAGAACTAAATGATGTGCTTCAACTTGATTTTTAATATCTCCATATTTTTCAACTCGATTTTTTTCCCACGCATCTTGTACTTGTACTCTGTTACTTGAACCGTAAAGCTGTGGGTCATCAGCTGTAAATGGTTTTACATTTGATTCTTCAGAATATTTTTTAGGACGTGTTCTTTTGACTGCTTTGTCCGCTGACTTTGCTGCAGCTTTATCGCCTTCTTGTCGTGCAATTAATAGTGCTTCCTGATTAGTTTCAATCCTATTGTTATACATTTGAATTTTTTGCTTTCTGGCTGTCAAATGTTTTGCAAGTTTAGGATCATTAGCAATGATTTCATCACCTAGTTGTCTGCCAGTAACTGAAGCAACTTTTGGGTTATCAATTGTCACTGCCTTCATCACTTGTGTAGGGTTTAAATCTGGTGCTCCTTGTGCAAGTCCTAGGCTTCCATTACTCGCAATTGCTAATTGAAATCTTGGAGGTGTCAATGTTGCTATATTTCTAGCTATTGAAGAAAGTCCTTTGCTTAATCCTACTGTTGCTAATTCTTCTATTCCTGCAAAAGCAACGTCACCAACTCGCGTATCTATCCCAGACGATTTTAATTTGTCATCAACTAGTTCTTTAGTTCCCTCTAAATTGTCTGCAAACTCTTTTATGCCTGGTGTATACCTAAGTATATTACCAACCACTTGTAGTGCAGGCGCTACTGTTCGTACAATTTGTTTAACACCTGGAACATTAAATGTATTATTTAGTGCTTGTTTGACTGGTTTAACAGCGTTGTTTAATGAATCAAAAGTTTTGGTTCCAAAAGCATTGTTTTCTAATTCAATAAATTTTTTTTCTGATATCCAGCCATGTTGATCGTGATATACACGGGAGTTTCTAGGCCAGCCGTGCTCTCTTTGTTCCGTATAGGAAGAAGTTTGATTATGATGCGGCATAAAAAAGCCCCCTTTGCGGAGGCATGTAATTAATAAGTGGATAGATGTGCTATGAAATATGAGAAAGGATTAGTCCTTCCCTAAGCTGGTTTTGCCCGAATGTTTTTCTCATCCAAGCTTTCCATTCATTACTTCCTTTATCCTGATTACACTTAAGACAGGCTGGTACAAGATTGCTTGTAATATCTTCTCCACCGTAGGTACGGGGATGAACGTGGTCCAAAGTAAGTTCGTGTAATTCATAAGTTTCTCCGCAATAAACACATGTACAGTTAAAGTGCTCTTTAATGCTGCGCCTCCAAAGGCGCTTTGCTTCAGAGGATGTCATGGTTATTAGGTTGTATAGGTAGTGTTCAGGAGTTGGAAGTAAAGGGGTCATTTGGGTGCGTATTTCTTGCCCTTACGTGGACGGGTACGGTTAATCTTCATTGATTCTTTTTTACAAGTTTTAGGGCCGGTATGACTAGAGTCTTTACCATCACCATTACCGTAAGTACCCATCTTGCGATTGCATTTGTTCGCAGCCGTCCGTATCTTTAGACCCTTTTTAGTCTTGTTATATTTAGCCTGTTGCTTAAGACGACGCTTACGTGCAGCAGGGTTCTTTTTGTAGTATTGGGATGTTTTACCGCTTGCCATAAAGTCTGCTCTGTACTAGTTCTGGATCTACAGACGGCATAATGCTGGCTAGTTTTGACAGTGGGTTACCTTCCATAGCAACGCCGCTGATGTCATTCTTTGCTAGCCAATCACATGCAGCCTTTAGGTCTTGTGTTGAAGCTTCGCCAGCTTTAATTCGTTTAAGGAATTCTTTGGTGACTAGGTTATGAAGTTCGTTGAACTGATCTTCAGTCGCTTTCTTTTTTAACATTAGCTTTTTTAGCTTTTGATTTTGGTTTAGCTACGACTTCTGCCTGAATCTCAAGCTTTACGTAGTCTTCTACTGATTGATGTCGCAAGGTTTTTTCTGCTTCGTCAAGTGAGTCAAACTCTTGCAGTACTTTGCCGCGTGTTACGTCTACTAATTTAAATGACATGGTTATACGTTCCGGTTTGCTTGTTCGCCAGGTAGTTTTCTGTGAGCTTTTTTAGGTTTCCATTGGTAAGGGTTGACGTGTCCTTTACCTCCCCCTGGTTTAGCTTTTAAAGCTTCTGTGTAGGAATTCTGTCTGTTACCATCAGTTTTATCCAAGTTAATTCCTCAATACAATTTGATCTAATTTGTTTTCAATACGAATCATATGGTCCTCCATACGTTGAACCATTACTGACAGGTCAGCTTTAGATACGTAGTCTTGCGCTACATTTAATTCAATAGCGTCAATACGTCTGTCAAGACCACTAATACGGTCATGTACGTTATTTATTCGGTTGTGTAATCTATTATTTAAGGCTGCTCCACCACCAATTAAAGCGATAAGAGCAGTCACAGCTGCTTCCATTATTTAAGAGAGACAATAGGTACAACGTCATGACACAGCACTTCTACGCGACTGCCAGGACGAAAGGTAAAACCAGCTTTCATGATTTCTGTACATTTAAGAGCACGTACTAGCTCATAATCCAACCGCATCTTTTGTTCATGTCTACGTGCTATC